GTAGGTTCCCTTATGCAAATAATTTTACTATACCATCATTAGCAACAACAGGAGATGAGGCGTATATGATTAATACAATCATTACGTATCCTGTTATTCTTTCTACAGGAACAAATACGGCTGTTACACCACCATTCTTTCAAACATTAATTGATACATTAGCCGATTTTGACCAAGAAGGAGTAAAGGTTGGAGATATAGTAGTTAATTTATCTCAACCGGCATCACCTGCAAATAATCAAACAACAACGGTAGCATCTATTACTAATGCAAGTACATTAGTTTTAGCACAACCTTTATTTGCAACCATAGGTGATAGCTATGCTATATTCTCAGCAGCAAGTGGTGTTGAGGCAGACAAGGTTCTTGAGAGTAAAATATTTATGTTGAATAGGTCTAACCTAACAACACCATCAAATATTTTTCCTTCTTATGTTTTAAATAATCAAAATGGTAATTCTAACATTCCTGTAATTACAATGTACCCACAGACCATCAACACGTATGGACAGGTAGTGTGTACTTACTTTAGATATCCAAAAGACCCGAAGTGGACATACATCACCTTGTTTAATGGAGAGCCATCGTTTGACCAATCGCAACCCGATTATCAAGACTTTGAATTACCATTAGAGGATGAGTTTAAATTAGCAATGAAGATTCTTCAATACTGTGGTGTATCAATCCGTGAGATTGAAGTGGCTCAGTTTGGTATCGGTCAAGAGCAACACGAGCAACCGACATTCAGTCAACAACAATAAAAATTATAATCAATGGCATACATATCACAATACGAATACTATGACAACAATGGTAATAATCCTCAAGATGCAAATTGGGGTTCTTACCAATATGTAAGTCTGTTTGATATCGTCAACAATTTTATGTTGATGTATTCGGGCAATCACTCATTGGTAAACAATGAGGAGCGTTACAAGGTATTATTCCACGCTAAGAGAGCTATTCAAGAGCTTAACTATGATGCTTTTAAAGAGATAAAGGTATTAGAGTTAACGGTGGCAGCGTCATTACGATATGTTCTACCAAGCGACTTTGTGAATTGGGTTCGTATCTCTCTTTATGAGAATGGATACCTAAGACCATTGAGCGAAAATATTCAGACGTTATCATCAAGGGCATACCTTCAGGATAACGCAGGTAATATTTTGTTTGACCAAAACGGTAACGTATTAGAACCTCAGAACTCACAGATTGATTACGACAGACTTAATAAACTAAAGAAGAGTATCTACTTAAATCCCGGCAGCCAATTCTATGGCAGCTACGGATGGTATATGGATGGCAGATGGTACTTTGATTTCAATGTAGGTCAGCGATTTGGTTTAAATACTGAGACGGCTAACTTCAATCCTACATTCAATATTGATAAGAAGGCAGGTGTTATTAACTTCAGTTCTGATATGGCAGACAAGAGTTGCATCCTTGAGTACGTATCTGATGGTATGGAGAATGGTGATGACTCTTCCGTTTCTGTAAATAAGTTATTTGAAAAATACATCTACGCTTACATCCAATATGAGATACTAAACTCTAAATTTGGAGTGCAGGAATATATTGTTGCAAGAGCAAGAAAAGAAAAGAGTGCTCTATTAAGAAACGCAAAAATTAGAATTAGTAACATACATCCGGGAAGACTATTGATGAACCTTCGTGGTATGGACAAGATGATAAAATAATATGGCTAAGATATCAAGGAATTTTACGGGTGGTAGAATGAATAAGGTTCTTGACGAACGATTAGTTCCTCAAGGAGAATACATTGATGCACTCAATATCCGTATGGGTTCTACCGAGCAATCGGAGATTGGTGTTATTGAGAACTCAAAGGGAAACCTAAAGCTAACTGCTTTGCAGTTTGAAGGTGTTCCATTGAGCAGTGATGCCAAGACTATTGGTGCTATTTCTGATGGAGAGCAAGAGACAATCTATTGGTTTGTTCACGACCCCAACTACCCATCATCTCCTACGGGGAAGATTGATATGATTGTTTCCTTCAATGAGACAACAAACATATTAACTTATCATATTGTCAGTATAAATGATGGTGGCTTTTTAAATACAACATTAAACTTTAATCCTCAGTATTTAATTACAGGGGTCAATATAATTGATGACTTAATCTTCTTTACAGATGATTATAATCAGCCACGATTCTTCAATGTAAAAAATAATTATCCTTTACCAACATTTGGTTCAGATTATTATTTATTACGAGAGTCTATTCTTGTTGTTAAGAGACCACCTGCTGAATCTCCTGAAGTAGAACTTACAATCCTTAATGGTCAGGAAAATTATCTTGAAGATAGATTTATTTGTTTTGCTTATAGATATGAGTATGCAGACAATCAATATTCTGCTATCTCTCAATTCTCTGCTCCTGCGTTTGCTCCAAATGATTTTTATTTTTCAGAGCAATCAAATCTTAACGAAGCAATGCTAAGTAGATTTAATGCAGCTATTATTACTTATAATACAGGAGGTCCTCTTGTAAAGTCAATTGATTTGTTATTCAAGGATATGAATAGCAATGTTATTAAAGTTATAGAAAAAATAAATAAATTAGATTTAGGTTTATCTGATAATACTTTAAATACTTATGTTTTTTCAAATAGCAAGATATTTACTATCCTTCCTGAATCGGAGTTATTAAGACTATACGACAATGTTCCATTAAAGGCAAAGGCTCAAACAATTATGGGCAATCGCTTAATGTACGGGAATTATGTTGAGGGGTATGATTTGATTGATAAAGATGGCAACAAAACAATGCTTGAGTATTGGATAAATGGATTATCAAAAAGTGAAAATGTTACTACTCTTGAAACAATTCTTTCATCAGGTAATTATCAAATAAATGGAATACAATCTATACCCAACTCAACTTTTGAAATTGATTTTACTAATATTTCATTGGATGAAGGTTCTGTTTTAAATATATCATTATCATTTATTCATTCTTCTTTTTCAGGAAATCAATATCCTAATGAAACAACTCCATTAACAAATGTTCAGTTTAGTTTTGAACTACCTATTACATATAGTTCAGCTTTTGATTTAGTATCAAGTATTGAATTTCAAAATAGAGTAGGAACTCTTTTAAATATACTTCCTATATATGACCCATTAGGTCAAACATCTTGTGATGGTGTTACTTGGACAGATGAATTTAATTGTATAGTACCAAGCACACTTGGGAATACTTCTCCTGTATTTTATAAATATAGCAGTGGTATTTCTGTAATACCTCAACCTATTGTTACAACAATAGCAGGTAATATTGCTACATTTCAGTTACCTGCTGTTCGATTTGTTGATAATTTATCATCTCCAACAATTAGTGCTTATGAGTATTATAGTATTGTTTCTATAACAGTTAGTATTCTACAAAATAATTTAAATAAAAGCCTTCATAGTAATCGTGATTACGAGATTGGCATTGTTTATATGGACGAGTTTAATCGTTCAACAACAGCATTAGTAAGTCCTCGTAATACAATACATTTTCCTTGTGGTGACTCTTCTTCTCAAAATTCAATTCAAGTTGTTATACCACCAACGCAGGTAGCTCCTGCTTGGGCAACAAGGTATAAGTTTGTTATCAAGCCTGATAAGGCAGGATATGAAACAATCTATAGTAACACTTACTTTAGAGCTGTTGGAGAACCAAATCTTTGGTTTTTATTAGAAGGAGAGAACGCACGAAAGGTAGAAGTAGGAGATAGGTATATTATTAAATCAGATGCATTAGGTCCAAAAGAAGAATGTCTTTATACAACGGTTCTTGAAAAAGAAAGTAAAAGTTCAAATTTTTTAGGAACAGGAACTCAACCGGCAGGTGTTTATATGAAGATTAATAGCGATAATATTGCAATTAATGAAACCCCTTCTATTACAAAAACTGAAACTGCATCAAATGGGACAGATGGTATTACACCACAATATGTAGCATTATCTCTTTCAAGTTATGATTTAGCAAATGTTCCTCCATATACTGATTATTCTATAAAAAATGGAAGTATTTTTAAAATCTCTATAAAATCAAAAACAACTTGCCGTGTTAATCATACAGTTTTTTCTTGGGTTTATGAAAATTATTTTACAGCAGCAACAGATTATAATAGTATAGAAGATTTTTTTATTCAACAAAATATTCTATCTACAATAGCTCTTCAATCACAAGTGGTATTTACACCATCCAATGGTGTTTCTTGTGGTTATTTAAGTAATAATCCTCCACCACCTGTAACATATGATGTTTCTACAGGAACAATACCACCAAACCCCCCAAATCAAACAACTCAATATTTTTTAAGGCTTTATAGAGATTCAGTTAATAATAATTTAGTTTTATTTATA